ACCAACATCAGGGACTAATGGACAAGTTGATGAGCTAAGGATAAGCAATGCCTACACTAGAGGTGGTGCTTGTTGGTTGCATCGTATTAAGGCAGGGAAGATATCCATCTTGGACAACATGATTGGTGAGGGTGATGGGCTAGCAAATAAGGACTTTGAGATACAGAACTCAGTGACAGCTAGCAGTATTACGAACACAAACAATGTCGAATTTGTAGTTGCATTGCCAGCTACTCTCGCAGCGGATAGCTAATGAAGAACCATCCTAAGCGTTGCGTTACTAGGTACGCTGATGGAAAGAGGTGTGAAGGTAAACGCCTGAAGCCAAGCATTTATTGTGCGGAGCATCAGGCAGGAAAGAAGGTGTAGGATGAAGGTACTATTTTCGCTTAGTGCGTTAGTAGGGGTAGTGATAGCGACTGGGATAGGTTTAGTATTGAGGTTGAGGAAAGGTTAATTGACATTTCTGTGTCAAGGAGGAATAAGATGTTAGGATTTTTGATTAAGTTTGTTCCGGCTGAGTACAAGGGTTGGGTTGAGATGGCGAAGCGTATGACGCAGCGTCTTGATACCAAGGAAGAGCGTGATGCAGCAGCAGCATACTTCCTTGAAGCCCAGCAGTCTGACGGCATGATTACCGTATCCGAATGGAGTAAATTCGGTAGCATGCTGGGCATACTCGGTGGCCCTAAAAAGAATAAAGACCTATAGTAGCTTTGCCTGCAAGCTAGAATCATGCCAGTGCTTATCTGGTAGTACTACTTGCTCACCGAAGCCACGTTCAATCCTCCACCCTAGCCTATCAAACTGGTCTAGTGTTGCAGTCAGCTTCTTGCCTACGTCTGTGACGTTCAGGCGAATCACTGCTTCGTCATCACCTGCCATTTCTCGTAGGTTCTCTAGGTGTTCGACATCACAAGCCCACCCTGCTGGGGTGTGGAGGTGATGCTTGTTCTGTTCTACATTCTTATCAAGAACCCATTTCCCTAGCACATGGTCGCATTTAACGAGGCCTACGAAACTGCCATTGTTATTATGTTGCGGATAACCCTTACTCATTAGTAACTTCTCCTACTTCAGGAACTTCAGGGACTAAAGTTAAAAAATCTTTATCAAATGTTTTGCTGTAGTGATAGAGGGAACTCTTAGCTGGCGCACGGTTGGAACCTGTGTGCCACTTAGGAATATAGAATGCTTCTCCTACTTGTCCGTACATATGGTTAGCCACTTCCCATTCTGCCACTGCTCTCGTTTCAATAGCTTCAAAGATAGGTGCTACATCCATGTTTATCCTTGCCTGTTCTCCCATTGCCAAGCCCCAGACAGTCCCAACACAGAGGATATTATTGTATTTATCATGGTTCCCCTCTTTGTAATCCATCACAACGTCAGCGAATTTTTCCCCACGTCCTGCTTTGTATCCCTGAACCTCAGTGACAAACATGTATCCATCGGGTTTATAATCTGATAGCCATTTGGAAACCCACTCTCGCATTTTCACTACAGCATCCTCGGTATCGCTATTTAGCCATCCTTCAAATTTCGATGGTGGAAAAGCAAAGAGGTAGTGCATATCAGTGTCAGATATAAATTCTTCGTACTCATCCGCAACCTCCGGGTTATTCTTGTATGACACAAGCACTCCATCTTTTACTGCGAGAAGTACAGGCGCAATGGCATTGCCCGGACCCAAGTCCTCGGCCATGTGAATCGCTGCACCCTTTGATATATCCTTAACCTTCTGAAACATATGTAATCTATCGATATAATCGGTAGTATCTATTTTGACATTAGCCATTTATCACACTCCTGTGTATATATTTTATGAAACTCCCTGCGTGGGATTATGGTGTCACATCGGTTACACCAGTACCCAAGGCAAAGCTCGGATGCCTCCTTCGGCTTCCAGTGCCTGCTCTCCTTTGTACTATTGTTACTCATAGCTTGACCTTCTCCTACTAAATGTTGTATAAATTAAACGCGCTAAAGAGACCTGCTGGACATCAGGTCTCCCTATCCGAAGCTAACTACCCTGCTTGTACCTCCGCAGGGTAGTTTTTATTAGCTCCATACAAGCTCATAGGCGCATTCTAAGTCAGTTAGATGAACTGACATACGGTAAAGCTCATCAGAGGCCAATCTAATATTCTCTTCTATCTTCTTTTTGGCATTCATGAACTCTTTAATGGCAGGCTTGGCGGCTTTCAGCATCAACATTAGGTGTTCCCTGTCGGTTTCACCAAGATTATTATCTATGTGCTTCATGCCAATCTCGCCATCACGCTTGAGATATAGGTGTAGCCCGTTTCTCTCTGCCAGAACAATTGCTGCTGCTGCCTGACCTAAAGTGTCGCGTCTCCATGTTCCCATGCTTCCTCATTCCTTGACATTTCTGTGTCAACTTCCCTAAGTTCTGGCATGAACCACTTGTGGTTGACCTTGTCGTTCTCCCACCATCCTTTGTTCATGCCGTAGTTCAGTTCCTTCTTAAGGTTGCTCAGTGATTGAACATCCAAGTCTTCTGCTATCTGTGCTAATTGGACTGGCTCGCTCTTACTCAGGTAATGCCACAGCCTGTTCTTGAGTGGCATGTTTTCTTCTAGCGGTGAGTCACGTATGTCTCGCTCATGGATTCTAACGTGGTCTCCCAAGAACTCTATCTGGAATCCAAATGGATTAAGCTTTGAACCGTTCGATGACTTCGTGTGGAACAATCCAAAGTCTATGTAATCTGACTGAGCAAACTGGTCTGCCTTTACCTCAAATACCTGCCTTGCGCTGTTGAATTTATACACAGAACCAAACAGTTCATCGGATTTGTTTGAGTGGTCTATGCATAGCGCGGTTACTTTGAGTGAGCGCAGCGCACCAAACGCTCTTAGGACTACGTCTGCGCTCTCAGGTTCACCTGCACAGGCAGCACCAAGAGAATCAATCACTAGAAGATTGATATCGTTCTCCTGTACATGCCTTCGTATCGTATCAATATCTCTTGAAAGCCCTGCGCTCATGTGCCGGTACTTTATATTTGCTTCCCCATCGAGCCCAAGCCCCTTACGTATCATTGATACTCGTGACTCAAGCTCGTTTGGGTCTGTTTCCCAGTCAAGGTACAGCACGTTACACGGCTCGGTACGCAGCCCTGTTGCACTGATACCCTCGTCTGCAAGTACACTGACGTACTGTGCAAGCCATGACTTACCTGATGCACCCTTGCCCCAGATGATGGTCGGGTGTCCAATCTGAAGGATTGGTTCGACCAACCACTTCTCATCTGCGAGTACATCCTTTACCCCACGGATAGTTTCGAGTGGAGAGCCTGCCTCATAGTCATTCTGCGTATTCACACAGAGTTGCTCGACCACGCTGCGCCATGTCTCTACAGGTATGTCACTGATTATGCTGAACAAATCATTGGCAAAGTCTTTCTTCGCCCTTGATGAGCTTATGTTCAGGTTGTCAGTAAGCACATGGCCTTCGTGTATGGGGTTAAAACAATCTATTTTTATTCGTGATTTGAAATCACCCGTAGCCATCGGCCATGTGCGAAGCACCTTGGCTTGGATACGTTCTTTCTCCCACCAGAAATCATACGTCCCGTCACTGCCCTTCATCTCGAATATTAGTTGGCTCAAGGTTTAAACCTCCACGCTTCTTAGATTGAATTGGAGGTACATCCTTGTATATAACCTTAGCTGGTCTCCTTGGGGCTTGTACCTCATCTAGTTCTCCGTTCACCCTGTAAGATAGTTCAAGTTGTTTCAAGCGATTGGCTTCCTCCAATGCTCGTACTTCCCTGAACTTCTGCTTCTCGCTCCAACATGCTGGACACCATATTGGTTGGTGTGGAAAATCCATCTCGCATTTTTGCATCACGTAGCACCTTTTGTCTATGGTTTTTTGCTGCTTCCTCGCGTTCTGATAACCTGCGAACATATACGAACTTGTCTATACAACGGGGTTGCACACGGAACCCCTTACGATTGGCTACTTTATGTGCAATGTTAGCTCCAATGCAGCGTATATCCGTGTGCTTCCACCGACAGGGGAACTTTATTATTTCCCCTTTCTTCAGGAGCATTACTGCTTTCATTTCATCTCCTGAGCCTTGTGGCATTGGTACTGAATCAACCATTACAGCGTCTCCTCTTCCTCTACGGGCAAGAGGTGACGACTGCGGACTGCGTTCCACATTGCAATTGCTTCCCATGCACATGCTTCAGGTGATTCGTCATCCCTGCTGCAATAGATATCTGCTGCAATCTTGGTCAGTACTTGGTCAACGATAAGCCTGTCCTTTGCTGTGCCCTCGTCTACATAGGGGGGCGTTAATGGAACGCTTAATGTTGGTTTAGGGTCATCAAATTCTGGTACGTAATCATCTGGTTCTGGGGTTGACGTTTCTGTGTCAACATTTACATCACCTTTTTCTATTGCGGTAACAGTACGTTGCGTAAACGGTACTACTCTGCCATTGCTGGTGTAGGATGAGGCCTCCTCGTCAAAGGTAACGGTAACGTATGTACCTGCAGCGGCATCGCGCAGGAAGTCCATCATCACCTTGTGTTTACCTTTGTTGCTGAACGCCGTGAGCTTTGTGCCATAGCGATTGCCCTCACCCATTACCTCTAGTTTGTAGAACTCACCTGCCGCAGGTGATTCTTTTCTCTCACTCGATATTAATGTTCCTGAAAGTGTTGCCATTCTTATTCCTCTCCTCCCATGGTTTCTGCTAGTTCAAGCATCAGTGACACTTCAAATCCGTATTTACTTTGCAGTGCTTCATAGTTATCCATGACGCTCTCGTAAGTACTTCTATCTAATCCTGTTAGAATACTTCCACGTTGGCTATCAAACATATTGATTTCACCGCTACGCCTCAGCATTTCAAACTTCACAAACTCTTTCCGACCTACTTCCTGTTCCATGATTCCTCCAATCTTACGATTTTAATTTCTGTCCGTTCCTGTTCCTCAGGAACTTCCACCCATTGGGTGTTGTAGACTACGATGTTTTTCATGGTGTCATCCGTGATAGCACCGCAGTCCCTGAGTCCGTCTATGTAGCCTTTCATACGCGCTATGGTCTGCTCCCAATCTTTGGAGTGGTGTAACTTCTTGGCGTACAGGGTGACGCTTATCTCTACCCTGTCCCATGGCATTGTGAGCGGCATGCCATGTGCTGCCGAGAACACACGCTCTCGGTCTAGCTTCATGCATATTTGCCGCTGTCTCCAGTGGGCTCTGGAGTTGAGTGACAGTATGGTTTTCCTTACTCGTTTTCCTTTGGGACTTAAGCCCCATAGGAACCCCGGCAATTGATTAACAGTGACTGTCCACTCTTCCTTATTCGGCACGGGGTTCCCTTATCATGACATAGATTGTATTGCGGTCTTTGCTATGCCTTGTGTATACCTCTTCAAACACTCCATACAAACTACGCATGGATGTAATGTAGGTCTGCACAAGACAACCTGTCCGTGGCTTCTTCTTAGTTGCGCATTCGCAACTAACTTCTACTGCTTGGCTTATATCAAGTGAGTTTACTTGGGCGGTGAATTCCTTCCATTCAGTTGTCCCCCTAGTATGCCTTGCGGCCTCTTCTCTCGCTACTTTCCTGAATTCCATAACTTCTCCAGTTCTGCTATTTCAAAATATTTACGGAACATATCCGCTAAGTACCTGACAGCTATTGCTTGACCTCCAGTCATACTAGGTTCTATGTCATTAGCGTAGAAATGGGATGCTTCCTTCCTTGCAAGTGTATTGAGGTCTACTAACAATAAGTCACGCTTCATAGCTAGGTCAGCTATGATTTCATTGGCTCGTGCAACAACATGGTCAGGAATAAAGTCATCATTTATTGACCACCTCGCAATGCTGTTGCGGATGCTCGCATTAGGAGCAATATCGTAGATGTTTGCAAGGGTTACGTGAGGCGATGTGACTAAGGCTGCTCGTAGCATGTCCTCATAGTCAACCCTAAACACATTCAATACGTAATCTATGTATTTCAGAAGCTCACTGTTTCCGGGGTTCTTGTAGTGAGAGATAAACATTTCTGCTGTCAGGCCGCCTGCTGCACGAAGCAAATCATTTCCGCCTGCACTTATGAAAAGGTCTCGCTCATGGATGCCGGGTTCACCTGCATGCACTCCTATGCTATGCATAACATCTTTAATTACTGACCCATCTACTGCATGGGACACGATAATACTTTCATCACTTGTAGCAGGTACACCTTCATACCCTACGCATCGTCTCATCTGGTTCAAGGTGTCCACATTCCGTGCATTTGGGGGCAGGTAGTTACCATTATCTATGGTGGAATCTCCAAACAACACTATCCTTCGCTTAAGCTCGTGGGCATAACGTCCGCGAGTCTCGAATCCATTCTTCATGTAATCATCAAAATGCTTATTAGTCATATACAAACGTACCTCGTTTCTTTCGTGTTAAATCTATCCGGTATATCGCTGCCGAGATTGCAGAGTTTGCTAGTTTGTCAGAAAAGAATTCGTACTTCTCCGTACCGCATTCGCTGCACTCGTGCCTATCAAGTTCCAAGTAAGAGGCTGCCTCTACAAGTGCTTTACGTGCATCAGTTAATGCATCCTCAAACATAAATTCATTTTCAGGTTTCATTGAACCCCTCCTTAATTAACCGTAGCCGTAGGCAGCTTGTTGAATGTCTTGATAGGCATATCTATCCAAGCTGTTTGGCCTTCGGGATTTAGTACTACTTGCGCTCTAACTTCCACGTCGTTGTGTATCATTGAGGATGCAATGGGAAACAAGTCGGTGTGATTAATCAGTAAGTTATCGAAGTTTGTAATGCTTCGATTGCGTCGGCTTCGTAAAGCCTCGGCATTCACACGCTTGAGTAAATCGTAGGTAAAAAACCTAGTCTCCATAACGTGCCTCCTTTCCAGTTGAATTTTCTGTGTCAACTAAATCTTTATATGCCTGAAGCTCTGCTTTCAATTCAGAGCAGACCATTTGCGGTGCAAACTTTGCTTGGTCAGTACCCTGCGATTCCTGCAACTGACGTGTGTAGAAGCTCTTAACTGCTTCGTCCCACGTCATGTCGTAATGACCTTGGAATTCATGGCATCGCTCGTTGTTATCAGCTTTATTCGTAACAATATCTTCTGGGCAGACATGCAGTCGCGTGTAGTAATTTCTTACTCCCTTCCCATGCTTACTTGTGTCTTCTGCCATGACCACACTGATTGGCATCTGTGCTGCTCTATGAAATATCTCTGATATTTTTATTACGTCCCTATCCATTACTCTCTCCCTTCCAGTTCTTTCTGAACTTCCTCTGCGGTAGGCTCTCTGCCTAGCTCCTCGTAGAGGTCTTCGATAATCTTTTCCTTTAGCTCTTCGTTTCCTGCGTGGCTCATGTGGCCTCCTTTAGGTTATTGGTTTTCTACTGGTATCAATCTGGTAAGCATTGTCATCTGCTTCCTCAACGGAGAGGTCGTCTTCGTCTATGTCTTCGGAACTTTCCCAAACAGGTTGTAACCCTTCAATGTATTCGCGTCCAAATCTTGGATGCCCATCCCCGTCGTATAACTCAATCCGTACTTTTACGTATAAGAGTCCATGGTCAACTACGATGCTTTCAACTTCAGCGAAGCGTTCATAATCTGCATCTCTTACTATGTCCATCACGTCAATAGTAGATGTTTCTACTGTTTTGATTATTCTCTTTACGTGAATCTCACCATTGCTACTCATGCGTACTCCCTTCCTTCAGTGTGTACACTACTTTCAGTACACTGGTTTTCCCCTTGGTATCAAGAGTGGATTCTTCTATATCGAAATCTTGTATTTCCTCTTGAACAACCCACAATAAATTCTCTGCATCTCGCAAGCTAATCTTCTGCATTTGTACCTCCCAGCAGGGCACATTGCTGCACCCTGCTGTTGACATTTCTCTGTCAAGTTTAGATTTCTACGGTCTGGAACGACTTGGAAATTTCTTCCGTCCACCATGCTGGCATGGCAGAGTTGAGCCATCGTGTTGTGCAGTCTAGGTAGTTGACTGCGAACACCCACTCCTTCGGGCTATCGGCTACTGGTCGTGCGCTAAAGCCCTGAAGGGCTGTGTTCAGTTCTGGTTTCATCTCTGGCTTCGCTGCTCGGACGTGCAGGGCAGAGGGTTTCTTAATCAGAACCATCTCGCAATCCATTACCAATTGGATATCCAATTGTCTGGAGTGCTGGGAAATAAAGATAAGCAAGTGGTCTTTATGCCTACATATGGCGGCAAGTTTTAACCAATCTTGGTTACTATTCGATTGGGATTGGCGAGCATTCACTACGAATGAAGCTTCATCCACTACGATTACGCTTGGTTTAAGCGTGTTTATTTCCTGCATCGAATCTACATATTCAGTTGTACCTTTACGGGCTCGCAGTATCGCAGGCTGTGCTGCTTGCGGCATACCAAAGGCGACTACGCCCTTACCCGTTTCCTTCGCTACCTTATCTGCAAGCCACCAGCCAAGGGCAGACTTGCCTTGACCGCGCTGTCCCATAATTAACACGAGACCTTGCTTTGGAGTTGATTCCCACGTAAGTGGGGCTGGAGAGAAAACCTCCGTACTCATAACGCTATACTCCTATCCAAAATTAATTACCGTCAATCATTATTCCGTCATCGTGCTTTATTAAGCCAATGACATCCATGCGAGTTTCATCTAGAAACTTAGCCGTATCGACCTCCGGCTCTCCATCCTTGGCAGCCATCCTAAGCCCATGCTCTTCACATACGAGCCTGCTGCCATCTAGGTAACGCTTCATGGTCATGTTCGCAGTTAACTCGCAACCTACGAATGGACACATGACTGTGATGCGTGTTGGTTCTTTCTTTTCTTTAGCTGGGTCAAGGGATGCAATCCATTCAATAAGAATGGAATTTGGTTGTAGCTGTTCATCAATAAAAGCTCGGCCTAAGGCGTTGAATTCGGTCAGGCCGTAACCGTAGGTTTTATCCCACACTGGCTTCTCCCACCACCCAGCCACATCAAGAGCGGCTGCCCACTGCTTATTGTGGTAACGCCCCTGCCTTGTGCAGTGTTTAACTACTCCATTTTTGAAGAGGTAAAAGTGCATCAATTCATGGGCTAATGTTTCACATAACCCCTCAATTGTTCTAATGTTTTGAGGGTTAATCTCAACGCTTCCAAGTACAATTGCAGGAGACATCTGATTCGTGAATCGGTCACCCTTGTAAGTTCCCTTCACCTTTTCTCCAAGCTTGCCTTGTTCATACGTAACGAGGAAGTCCTCGTCTACGTCACCTAGTATCTGGCCGCCTATTGAGCGTCCGTGCATCTGCCCACTGATGAATTCAAGTGTGATGTCAGCTATGCGCTGAATCTCTGTCTGTCTGGGGCCTAAATCTATCGCTGTCATATCTACTCCTTTGTTGACATTTCCGTGTCAAGTAAATTTGTCACTGCATTTTTATAGTCTGGAGCCACAGACTCTTAAGCTTGCCGTTGCCGACTGCTATATCTATGATATCTATCTGTCAACAACTTGTCAACAACCTAATCTATTTTCCTATCCAAAATAGATTTCATGTGCATAATCATACGTATGTCTATGCATATGCTCGCTATGCTCACTGTGCATGCTGCCGCTAGGAAAATCCAAAGTGCTGTTGCCATTACTAACCCTCCCTTCGTAGTAGGCCGTCAATTTCTTCATCGTGCGACATATCCAAGCTACCTGACGCAGCATCCTTTGCCATCTTCGTGAGCCAATGCTGCATGTCATCCAATGCCTTGCCTGTTATGCCTAACGCCTTGGCTTTAGCCATAGTCTCTTCCACCCAGCAATTTTCGCAAACCCAAAGTCCTGACTCAGTTACAATGTAACTGAGTGTCAGATTCCCACAGGAATCACACTCTACTTGTTGACATTCTGGACACATGTATCCCTCTTCAGTGTCCGTAATGCTAGGTATACGATTTACGAACAAGCCAGAACCTAAAGCCGTTGACCTACCGCATTGTGTACAATTGTCCCCTATATTTTTCATATCCATTTAATCTCCCTTCCTTACGAAACCAGATTCAATAATCTGGTTTTTCTTTTCGTTTTTGCTAGACTTTACTCTCAATCCAACGATGACCCCTTTAGGGTCATTAAACCTAAGGTCATCAAGGTCGCCGTCCACTACCTTGATACCAAGGTAGGTTTCTGGAAGCGGCTGACCTTTCTTCGTGTCGAAAACAATCGCGCAATTTCTTCCGTTGGCAATGTTTTCGTGTATTTCTGCATCCGTAGTTTCTTCAGAAACTGAGAAAGTTAGGTGATAATTGCTAGGCAATTTTTCATTTGGTCGTTTGCTGTATGGGTACTTGGTATAGTCATACCAAGTAAGTTCTGGGAATAGCTGGAAAATAGTCTTACTATTTTGTGTCTTGAATTTCACTTTCTCCCATGGAATATCAGATGTACCGTTAAGCCTAACGGCAGGAGTAAATCCATCCAATTTGGCTACAAATTCATGCATTGCTACCTCTCGGTAGAGCTTTTGTTCGTACTCTAATCGGTCGTTGAAGAACATTAATGTTCTTGTCTTACGAGCATCTTTGACCGTCTGGTCAAAGCCTCCGCGGCCTGTGTCATCTATGCAGTTTTTAGCGCATGATGTGCTGAAAGCACACACATCAAAACCACTCTTGTCAGCGGATGCCCAATACTGCACAGCAGTACGGACTCCATTCTTGAGCCCCTTGATTGTTTTCGGGTCATTTTCGATAGTCAAAAGTTGCATAATTCATTCCTATGTTGACATTTCTATGTCAAATAAATTTACAGCGTTTAAGGACTGCTGCAGATGTCCATATGTGGAATATTATTTATTCCACATACCATTCCATCGGGAGTCTTTAACGATTGCATCGTTAAGTTTGCCTGAATTGCTTCTACCTCTACCGAATTTGGGGTCAGCGTCTAATTTACTTACGTAAATTCTCTTCGGCTGTCGCTGTACTCCATGAGTAAGTTCAAGGTAACCATCGGCTCCGTTGCGCTTGAAGCTTCGGGAGTATGTAGCATCATGCAGGGTGCGCTGCACATCAGGATGTGCTAGCTCCTTCGCTGTCAATTCCTTCGGCCTTCGCTCGGCCTTCCAAATTGCTCGTCTTAAATTTCGGTCTGTCATGCTGTACCTCCTCAGCAATTGCTATATCTACGATATGTTATCGTCAACAAATTGTCAACATTATAATCCATTTCCCTATCCGAAATGGATTTCCGCGTGTATGAAATTACTTGCCATTCTCTGCTTGCCATTCTCGGACGGCCGCTATCTGGTAGAGCATAAACGGTCCTTTACCTGTTCTAAGTTCCTTTTCAAGGTACTTAAGGTAGGCGTTGTCATTCCTTCGCATCCAATCGTCTATGTGTGAGAATTTCTCCATTATTAATCCCTTTCTGGGGCTCCTTTAGGAGCCCCACGCTCCCATTAAGTTATTTTCCGCAGTGATTACAGGTAATTTGTTCCACAAAAGCTTCTAGCTTCTGAAGCTTACGTTTGTAAGCTTTCTTGCGGCCGCGCTGAAGCTCTAGGAGCTTCTCCAGCTTCATAATCTTGTTGACTGCTTCGTCATTGATGAGCTTTTCGGCTCTTGCGTTTCCGCGCTCTTGCTTTAGCAAGTCTTCGGATATCTGCAGCCATACCCTGTAATCTTCGATAGTCCATTCACTCCTAGGTTTGAATGCGGCCTTTAAGGCCGTTGCGCTCGTTATTTCTTCCGCTTGCTTCTTTGTCAATTCCATTTCTTAATACCTTTCCGGCCTTTAGGCCGCCTTTCTATTAACCTAAATCTTCGATTTCCATTGCAATTTCGGCCTTCACAAAGCTTCTAGCTTTGCTGTAGGTGCTGAACCAATTAACATCTGTTAATTCATCCGTCATGACCGAGTGCACCTCGAATCCCTTTAGGGATTTAAAGATGTCATAACGACTGTCGAACGCTGGAATACCTTTGCGACTTAGTACTAACTCCATGAGTTAAGCTCCTTAGGCCGAATCTTGTCGGCTCGTTTTGATATATCTAGGATATAACCATAAAAAAAATGTTGTCAAGCTTTTTTACCCTATTACGGAGTAAAATTGCTTTTTTAGAGGTCAACAAATTGCCTTTTTGGTGATAGTTTGGGTTGACATTTTCGCGTCAACTTTGGCTTGATTTTGGCCCTATTTTGGCCGGATTTTAGCTATATTTAGTGGCTTAAAATACACATAAAAGCTTAGAAAGTGACTGAAAACACACACAAAACAGCGGCATAATGACGGAATCCGTCGCGCTACAGGCCGGCCACACGCCTGAAAATGGCCGCAGATAGTCACATATACACGCGCGCACACGAGAGAAACACACACACACACACACCTACAGGCATACAGTCATTCTGATGACTGTGTGTCTGTTCAGCCATATTGTCTGCCATGCTGTTATGTAACCATAACTGTATGGTAGGGGGTATGGCTTGGCTGCGAACATGCTCACTCTAGGCCTACCCCTGACAATTCAGCGGCTGTTCTAGAGTTAGTTACCATGGTAACTCTTGGTAACTCGGATGGTAACTCGACGTATGTAGTTAATAGAGTTACCATACACCCCCCCCTAAAGGGGGGTGGGGTGGAATGGTAACTTGGTATAGTATGATATAAATAGGGTTGGGGGGATTTTTATTATGGACATACCTACCAGAAAAAAGTTATTTATAACGGCTTTAAGGGAATGGGGTACATTAGCGAAAGCATGTGAAATGTCCGGCGTGCCCCGTAGGACTATGAGAAGATACCGCGAGGAGGACTTGGAGTTTGCCGAGGCGGTAGCCGACGCGGTGGAGGAGTACGGGGATGAGTTGCAGCAGATAATGTTCGACCGCATCAAGAACCCGTCGAAGGGTATTGGCACGGACACGCTATTGATATTTGCCTTGCAAGGTGCTAAACCAGAAACCTACCGCCCCCAGATTATGGTGGAGCAGGATACTGCCCGTCGGTTGATGTCTGAATGGTTTAAGACGAGGCAGGAGGAAAAGAGGCAGGAAAATGTTGAAGAAGCTGAAGAACTTTCTGAACCGATTGAGAGGACACTCGAAGAAGCCCTTAGAAAAAGAGCAGGTTCCGGCAACGCAGATAGCGGTGAGGAAGAAAAGGCGCAGGAAGAGGAGGCCTAGGGTTGACACAGAAATGTCAAGGCATGTAGTGAGGACGCATGAATGACAACAACAACACCAAAGCTCAGGGAGTACCTGTATGAGAAGGTGGGGTTTGCACCGACCAATGAGCAGGTTGCCATTCTCGAATCGCCATACAGGTTTAACCTCGTGGCAGGTGGCGAGCAGGCCGGAAAATCAATGGTGGCATCCAAATACCTCTTGGGAAGGTTTATGGAGACAGAGGAGCCGGGACTCTACTGGCTCGTCGCCGCAGATTATGAGAGAACACGGGCAGAATTTGAGTACCTAGTACAGGATTTTGCCATGCTTGGTATCCTCAAGCAGGCGA